AAAGCTGATAGCTAATAGCTAAACCCTACGCTCCCGGCGTGCCGTACACGCCCAGGTAGTCGGAGAATCCATAGCTGAAGCACATCCACATCGCGGTCTTCACACTCCGCGTGTCGAAGTCCATGTCATGCAGCGTGGTTGGCTTTTCGCGCCAGTAGAACCGCAGCTCGGTATCGGCCTTGTCGGCCAGAATCCACCATGCATCGGCGTCCGTGATGTACGGCACCGTCAAGAAGTCGGTGAAGGAGCCGTACCCGTCGCGATGGCGAAGCGCGTTCACGGTGTTGTTTGCCGTGTCGCTGCGCATCTTGCCGGACAGCACCTCGCTGAAGTTCCACTCCTGATCGGCCGCGCCCAGCACATACTTCGGCTGCACGTTGATCCTCTTCCCGGCTGAATCCTTCAGCTTGCGGAAGTCGGTCAGTGCCAGTTGCACCGAAGCCACATCGAAATCCGCCGCCACGCTGAGGATGTTCGACTGCACGCCGCCAATCTTCACTTGCGGATGCGACGCCGAACACATCGCCACACCGTCGGGCCCGGCATATGCGCCAGCGGAGAACGCGTTGTTGAACACGTCCCAGGTCAGCAACTCCAAAGTTTCGCGCGCCCCACGCCCCAGCTCGCTCGCGTTTTTCTTCGCGATCGACCATTTGTCGTCACGAATGAGACGGTGTGTCATGCGGAAGCCGTTGGCATAGTCCGTGTGCGTGTAGGTCTTGTCGAAACCTTGCACGTTCTGGTCATAGGTGACCGGTCCGCCTTCACTCACGGCCTTCATAATTCCAAGGCCGCTCATGCCCGTCGTCTGCTCGATGGAGCGATTCGAGGTCATCACGCGAAACACCTTCGAAAACATCGGCGGCATCGGATCGAAGCGTTGATAGATCACTTCGTCCAGCGCGGGAAGCGCATCCGCCAGAAACAAATCGGGAAAATTGCTCCGTACCAGCATCTCGTTACACCCCCGCCACTGCCGGATTCATCCGGTGCTTGTTGAACATCACCAGCACGCGGCAGAAGCTGCCGTACGCGTTATCCGGCGAATCGATTTTCTGGAGGATGTGCAGGTCCAGGCTGTTCGTGGTGTTGGCCGTGGACTCATCCAGTTCGTGTCCGCTGATGCCGGTCACCGCCGAGCCAGCGCCCAACTCGATATTGGCGTTCAGTCCCATATCGGCTTCGGCCAGGCCGTCCGTGTCGTTGTTGTCCTGAATGTCGAACAGCGCACCCGCATTCACCACAACGTAATGCTGAGTCAGCGTGGACCCCGGGCCATAGTTCAGGCTCACTCCGCTGTACAGCGTAGTGCCCGGCGTGGCCGAGCCCGCATCGATATTTCCGTCTGCTTCGCGGTTCACCGCGTCCCACTGAAAAATGGCAGTCGCCTCGGAGGCGTCCTTCTGCATCAGTTGGATCGTCAGTTCCCCGCCTTCAATTGTCCGCCCGATGGGAAATAGCCCATGGGCGGCATCAATATTCGGCATTGTTTAGATCTCCGTCGTTCTTCGGTCGTTCCCCCGTCGAATTTGGAGACCCATCGTGGCCGTGGGGTTGTAGTCGGGAATGTCGCCCGAAGCTGCTCGCTCCTGGCTCACTCCCACTGCCCGGCCTGTCACGGACTCATTGGGACGTAAGGACCCGCCTACACCGCTTCCCCGCTGTCACGCGCCGCCCGCGCCTGCTCCTCTGTCTGCCGCTCCTGCGCCTCGCGAATGGCTTGCCGCGATTCATTCGCGTAGTGCGCATTCCGCTGCCGCGCCTTGTGATCGGGCATCATGCCCAGAATCATGTTTCCGCAGCTCACTGGCTCGCCATCTGCTTTGACGATCTCGTAGCCGCGCTTGCCCACCTTGTCAATCACCCGCTTCGACAGAAACTTCGCCTTCATCCCCGCCGGCACATGCGCCTCCGCCAGCTCCCGCAGCGGATCCGGCGCAGCCCATGGCTCCATACCGGCGTCCAGCTTATCGCCGCGATGCTCCAGTGCCTTGTCGAAGTCGTCGCTTACAACCCTCGCCGCCGCTTCTACTTTTCCCGCGTTTCGCTCGGCGTAGCCTTCGTCGGTGAATTCGAATCGCAACAGTGCGATCTGCTCCGGAGTGAAGTGATCGCCGATGCGCTTGCCGTCGATGTGCAGGTCTTCCAAATACGATTTCGCCTGCGCCGTCTCCGGGGCGATGAACAGCTTGCTCTCGCCAATGCCCGCGGCCTGCGGTTTCTTTCCTGTGGCTTTGCTTTTCATCGTTCCCCCCTACCAGCTCATCGAGCCCGGCCTGTAGCCGCCTCGGCTCGTCGCGTTCACGCCCGCTTTTGCCCGCTTCCGATACGCTTCCTCGCTCACCGTGATGCCGCCGTCCGCATTGAACCCGTCGATAATGCGCTTCTGGCTCGGCGTCAGATCGTTGTCATCCTCATCGCCGTCGTAGCCACCACGCCGCCCGCCATCGCGGCCACCGCTTTGCCGCGCAATCCGCTCTTCCCGCGTCTCCTTCAGCTCAGCCGCGGCCGTGCGAGCCGCCAACTTCAACGCCGTCGCCTTGGGAGTGCTTTTGTCATCGGTCATGATTTCGCGGTAGATCTCCTTCGTCCGCTGCGCCAGCGGCGAATCCGCTTGCTGCAGGTCCGGATACTTCTGAAGGATCTCCGCATCGCTCAGCATTGCCTTTTGCGCCTTGCTGATCTTGCCGTCCACCAACGCTTCCAGCCGCTCGGAGATCACCCGCTCGGCGATGTCTCCCAGCAACCGCTTCGCCCGCTTCTCGGTGATGAACCCACGTTTCACCAGGGACTTCAGTCCCTCGGCGGAGAACTCATCCGTAAACTTCTCCGGATCTTCCTTGAGCAGCGCTTCAATGTCGTCATCGTCCTCGGGCTCTTCCCGCTTGGACTTTGGCTCAGGCTCCGGTTCTTCTTCCCGGCGGCTGTTCTTCCAGAACTTCAGTTCCGCCAGTTCCTCGCGCATCGTGTCGTAATCCGCGCGCGACAACCGGATACTGTCTTTGTCTTCTTTGGCAGGCTTTCCGTCGTTGCCTTCTTTGCCGCCCTTGCCGGCATCGCCGGACTTCGGCTCGGGAGTGGGCTGGTCATCATCCCCGCCACCGCTCCGCACGTCGTCTTCCCACATGTGGCTACTTGGTCCCTTTCAGCTTGTTTCTCTCGCCGAACAGGGTGTTCCCGTAAAGGTCCACACGCTTACGGACGTATTGGCCGGAGCAGTTCCGGCACAGAATCTGGTACACCCCATCTTTCGAGTGGAGGTACATCCCAACATTGCCATCCGGTGCGCGCTCCATCAGCGCGGCGAATGTCACGCCGCATTCCTGACACCCGGGTGGAGGCGCTCCGGCGAGCATAGCCATCGCCTTGCGATGCCACTCCCAGCAGTGCCAGCAAATCCGTACTCCGCCCGTGCCGAGCTTCATCACCTCGCGCGGATGCCGCCACTTGGAGCAGTACGGACACTTCTCTCGTAAAACAAAACCCGGCGAGCCGCTGGGGTTCGCCGGGGAAGGAGGTTTGATCATTTGGAAAATGAAACAGTCTGCTCTGCTTATTGCCGTCCGGCCGTCGCCAGCAGCACTTCGATCTTTGCCAGCACAGTGATCAAGAGCTGCTCGATGCGCGCCACATCCACGCTGGCCGTCCCGCCGGACTCCGGCGCAGGCTGAGCATCGGCCTTCCGCACCATCGGCAGACCGCCGAATCCAAAGTACATCTCTTCATCCGGCAGCAATGCCCGCATCGGCACCGGCCGCTCGAACAGCTGCGCCGGTTCCTGAATCCGCCCCGTGAAGTCTTTCGGAGGAATATTCAACCGCCGCGCCTCGTCGGCCGAGATGGTGAACTCGCACAGAAACGGCTTGCCGTTCTCCACCGCCGGAGTCCGGCGATCGCGCGCCAGGCAGATCGAAGTGTACTTGACATTGCCCTCGCGGTCGGCTGCCGGCGGGTTGGGATCCACCCAGCTCTTGACCGGCTTCGACGCGTCGTACACTGGGCACGGCACACCGGCCACGGCCGCGGCGTCGCAGGTTTGGTACACAGGAAACTTCTGAAGGTTGGAAAGCGTGCCGAACACGGCAGCATTGGCCGCTACGGCGAACAGCAGCAAAATCGCGAAAGAGTGTTTATGAAACTTCATGCCCCCGGAGAGTTGCCGTCTTGCAGAATCTCCATCGGCAGCCGAAGAAACCATTCGCAGGCCTCAATAAATCCGCGAGCGTGATCCGAGTCTCTCTCACTTACTCCCTTGCGTTGCAGCTTGGCCGCCTCTCTAAGGAATGCAAGCCTCACACGGTCTTCGACGATGGCATAGCCCGCAGTCTGCACGGTCTGCTGAACGTGCCCACGGACTACGCCATCAAGCGGTTTCGTCATCGCGAAACCTGGGTACGCTTGCGCAACCGCGCCGCACGGAGCAGCGCGTCAATCTGGTTGCGACGCGCTACGAGCTGAGCAATCCAACTGTCGATTTGTTTGGCGGTAATCATGCCCGCCCTAGTTGCCGCCGCGTACTTCTCTCCACGCTGCAGCTCCAGGGTGTGCGAGTAAGCGCACTATCACTCGGCCGCGAGCCAATGCTGCCAGTAAGCGAATACGGGTTTCACGCTTTCGAAACCACACAGCCGAAGCAATCAGTACCGGCGTAAAGGGACTGCACAACAGAAGCAGGAGAATCAGCATTTCAATACCTCCGAGTCTTCAGCCTCGTCTGCCGCCGTTCCTCGCGCTGCATCGCCTTCACCTGCTCGCCGGTCATGCGTGGCTTCACCACCGCGTCTACGGCGGCGTTGATTTGCTCCTCTGTGAACTGCACGGGCTGATACGGCGCTTTCGGCGATAGCCGAATTGTACCCGTCTCGCCGCATCCGCATTCGCAAACGTCCGGGCATTCACAAGGTGCGACGCGCTCAGCGGTAGGATACTGGCTTCCTTCCGCCGCCGGCGTTTCGTCAAGCTGCTCCACCGTCTCCTGGCTTCTGTCTTCCTCCACCATTCCCTCCCGTCAATTCGCCCAGCGCATTCTGCAACTGCATCAGCCCCATCGGCATTCCGCCCGAGGCATTCAGCCCTGGCGCGCCAGGCGTAGCCGTATTCGTTGCCAGCGTCCGAGCCACCTCCTGCGCCAGCGCAGCCACCAGCAACTTCTGTTTCTTCTGCTGTTGATGCGCGATCACATGTGTCATCAGCAGCGCGATCGCGCCTTCGTCCGGCCGCTGCGTTTTCTGCTCACGCTCCAACTGCGCATAGTGCCGAATGAGATGCAGATCGTCGTTATCCTGCGGATGAGGCTCCAGCGTTTCGCCCTGCAACATCCGGGCCCACTCCTCCTGGGGAGGCTTCGGCAGCCCCAGATCGGGCGGCTCCGGAATAACATCGGCGAAGTTCGCGTCGCCCAGGGCCTTGTGCAGCCGATTCGTCGCAATCCACAGCGCCCGCGGATTCGCCGCAATCAGCGGATTGGCCAGGTCAAGCTGAAACAACTCCAGTGCCCGCACCTTGTCCGCTTCTTTCGACAGCACGTTCGACGCGAACTGAATGTCAAAATCATACGACGCGTTGAACTCCTCAGCGCTCATCGTGCCGCCGCCGCCCTTCACTTCGAACGCGCCGTTGGCCTCCTCCTCCGTCACACGGAAAAACAGGTTCTCCGGAGCGAACGTACGATCCAGCGCCCACAGCCACCGCAGGACTTTGCGCAAGTGAAAGCGAATGAACAACGGCCCGTCGAGATACGCGCGCACATTGGCCTGCTCTGCCAGGAGCAACTGCCCACGCGCCGTATCCGGTGCGTTCGGCCGGTCCGACACATGCCCCGTATTCTGATCGCTCTCACCCGTCACTCTCTCGCCCCAGCTTCGGATATGCTGATCGCGCAGCATCGCCCCCTGGTGGTCCACCTGGATCTTCAGGAAGTTCACGCCCGCGGCGTTCGCCGTAGGTATCGCGATTCCCTCTTCCAAACGCAGCGTCTTCGGATCCGCGCCCGACGCAGGCTCATAGAAACACGGCGGACAAATTGACAGCGCCGTCCCGTTCCCATGCTTGTTCGAGTTATCGGTCAGCTCTTCCTGCTCCGCCAGCGTCAGCTCCCCGACGCCGCGGCACCAGTACGTGCCGTCGCAATTGATCGCGATTTCCTGAATGGGCCGCTTCTCCGGCGTGTGGGGGTAGACCTCTGCAAGATCTTCAACGCCGATCACCAAATTCAGCCCCGGCACGTAGTGCACCATCAAATCCGCTTCATCGAACTCACGCCGCTTGTAGTTCCCCACCTCCACATCCGCGTTCAACTTGCGAGGCAGCCGCCAGCGACCGTACCAGCAGTGCACCTCAAATCCGGTTCCCGACTCGGCAAAGTCGCGCACAACGCCCTCGGCTTCATCCGCCGCGTCCTTCACCTGGTTCGCATCCTCCAACTGATCGCGCTGCTGATTCGGCTCGCAAGCCAGCTTCAGAATCCGCTCCCAGGTCTTTTCCGCCGTCACGCCGAAGTAGCGCCCGGCTCGCTCGCCATCCAGCAGCATCTGCGGCGTCGCTCGAAACTTCCGGATCACAAACGAAAAGTCCTGGATGCTGCACACGTCTTCCGCCGGAACGATGACGTCATCCGGCCAGAGCGCGTACACCTTTGGTCCGTCGTAATAGATCTCCGGCTGCCGGCCGCGCCGAAACGAAAGCTGCTCGTACGGCAGATAGGCAAACGCCCGCCCAAACAGCACCGCACGGAAAAACCAGATCGCATACTGCAACACGGCATCGGAGTCGTACCGCAAATAGCGATAGGTCGCGTACTTTCCCACCTTCTCCACCGTGCGCTGGTCGCTTGGCCCGGTCGCCGCCGCAACGATTTGGGCATCGTCGCCAAACACGCCCTGGCAGATGCGCGCCCACTTCGAGTATGTCTGCCAAGCCATAAACGGCACGCTGTAATTGGACTTGTCTTCCTCGCCCGCCTTTGGAGCCTCCACCCTGTTCGTGAACTTGCGGTAAAGCTCCGCAAACCGCCTCATGCGGTTCAAATGGTCAGTGTTCGCGTTACGAAAGTCCTGTTCGACGCGCAGTCCAATGCGCTCAATTTCCCGTGGGTGCAGCTTCAGCATCGCCCTTACGGTTGCCGAAATACTCGTTGATCGGAAACACTGAATACGGCATCGTCGTTGCCCATGCCTCCCCCAGCTTCACCTCGGTTTTGTAATACAAGTGGTAGTAATTCCCGCGATCTAAGTGCAGCCGTTTCGCCATCACTTTCCAATCTGCTCCCAGAATCATCGCCCAGCGAAAGCAGTTATACTCGGCGGGATTTAACTTGCGCCGAGCGATCAGAAATGCATCCGCGGCAAACTCTTCGAGAGGGCGACCGTAGCTGAAGTGCTTGACCTTCGTTCCGCCGCTCGAACAATCAAGCCTGACGGATGCCTTGCCGCCTTGCTGCTCCATGATCTCCAGCAGGCGATTGACTACTGCTCTGCAAATTCTACGCTTCACACAAGGACAAGCATCAGCGCCTTCACGAACACGAATCAATCCGCCGCCGGCGCATGTCTGGCAGCCTTCCATGGCTAGCGCCAGTGTTGTGCTTCGCGTCCATTTATTCGCGGCCACGCTTCCACCATCGGGTGTCTCCAGCATCATTGTTGGGGCCATACCTTTGCGGTTTCAATTGCCCCGGCTCAGTCCGCAGCGTCGCCGGATACTGTGCCAGGCCCACGGCCGCCAGCGCCAGGGCGATCACGCAATCGTCGTGACACCCTTGCTGTCCGCCCACTTTCCCATCCGAGTGGTACACAAACGTCCGTAGTTCCTGCAGCGTCACGGGATCGCGCACTATCACCGACATCTCGCGCAGCGCCCGGTCCAGCGCCGACACCAGTTGCGTCTTTGAAGTCGATGTCGTCATCCACCCCACCTCATGCGCCGTCGCCGGCCGCGGATCGTCCGCATCACGCCGCCGCGTGTAGCAATGCGTCGCCGGATACTCCTGCTGGAGCAGCGCCTCGATAAAGCCCATCTCATTTGCCTCAGGCACCAGGAAAGCTGTGTTGTACAGCCGCCCCACATCCGCCACGTACTGCGCAAACGCATACGGAGTCAGCCGCGCCCGCAGCACGGCCACCTGATCCCCCGTCTCCAGTTCGTGCACCGAGGCCACCGACCAATCCGGATCGCTCTTACCTGCATCCTCGCCGACGTCCTTGCCTTTCGACGGGTCCGCTCCGATCACATACCGCTTCCCGGCTGCCGGCCGCTTCCACATCCGCAACGATCCGAATCCATCCTCGCGCGTCAGAAATTGCGGCTGTACCCGAGTTCCCACCCGCACCATTTCCAACTCACCGGCCAGCGGATCGCGAATCACGGGCATACGCTCCACGCTGCGCAGATCGAAGCGCGGCCGTCCCGATGTGAGAAACGCCACCTCCGGCGAGTGCGGATACTCCTGGTTAAAGCCGTCTTCGCTCCCCTGCAGGTCGGCGATCTTCCACCGCCGCCAGGCGAGCTGCTCGGGCTTCAGCCCGTACTGCGATCGCAGTTCATGTTCGGCGCGTGTCAGTGACCGCTCGAACGCCGCCAAGTCGGCCACCGGCCGCACATAGTCCGGCAGCTCCCACCATGCGAAGAACATCGGAGCGAAGTTGCTTCCCTCGCCCGGGTCCGTCGCCTTGCGCCACATCTCATAGAACGGCCCGCCCATGCCGTTCGCCGTGCTCTCGACAATCAACGTAGTCAGCGCATCCGCCGGCATTGAGCCGATGACGCCATTCATCAGCGTCGCCGCGTCGCGGTAGAAGGCGTATTCGCTGAGCAGCACATGCCTGTAGGAAAACGACCGCCCGCTGTCCGTATCCTCCGCAGTCCGAAAGTCAATCTTCGACCCACCCTCGAACTCAATCACCGAATTCTGCCGCGTAGATTTGACAGGCAGCATCTTCAGCCCGTGATACGGCCGGTACGACTCCACAAACTGGAGCATGTAGTTGTAAAGCGAAGCGGTGCGAGCCAGGATATCCGCCATCACCAGCGCCTGCTGGCCTGGCAGGAATGCGACGCGCTTGAAAATCTGCGCACACGAGCCCACCGACATGTGCACCTGGCGCGCCTTCAGACAAATGATCCGCACCGGCGCCGCCGCCATCTCCTGCCGCCGCACGAGCTGCTGCTGCTTGACCTGTGCCGGAGTCAGCACCAGCGGAACGGTAACGCCTTCTTTATTGCGAATGCTCAGAGACGATGCGCAAAAGTCCGCGTGATCGCGCATCCCTTCCACAATTCGCCGCGCGGTCTCAGGGCTCATTGCGATCTCCAACGTCAGACTCGCGGTCCGTCTCGATGGAGAGAAACCCTACCGCACTAACCAGTTCCACCGCTTTCCTCTCGCGCTCCTTATCCCATGCAGGCAAAAAGCCGATTCGCCGCCGTAAAGGGAACCCGCTGGCGTCGAGAATCGCAATGCCCATATTGTGCGTATTGACCCATGGCAACCCCACCGGCATGACAAAGCAAGAACGCGCCAAGCTTGTGGACGAATTCGCCGAACTCGACCGCACCATCGCCACCTACAAAACCAACCTCGACCGCCACAAGGAACTGCGCGAAACCATCCTCTCCTGGCACGCCAACCTCGCCGCCAACCAGTCCGCCGAAGTGCATGGGAAAAAGTACGCCCTGCGCATCACGCCGCGCGAATTCCAGCGCAAGATCACCAGCATGGCGAAAGTGAAAGCCAAGCTCGGTCTGGCCCGTTTCCTTCAACTGTGCAGCTTCAAACTGAAGAACCTCGACGCGCACATTCCGACATCCGAGCAAGCCGGCCTGGTCGCCCGCGAGCAAACCGGCCACCGCAGCCTGGAAGTTATCCCTTCCGCAGCCTCCACTCCTTCGCCTGCTCGATCAGCGTAATCACCTCCGCCCCCTTCGGCGGAGGCGCATCGAGAAATCCCACTACGGCCCAGCGGGTGACACGCGTGTCAGACCCAGCCGCCAGGGCATGCAACGCTGAGCGCAGCGACGCCTCCGGGCCCACACGCGCCAGCACCTCCGACCGCCGCCGGGCCAGCTGGCAGTAGCGGAGGCCGTGCCTCTTCGTCCAGCCAAATTCCCCTTCCAGCCACTCCGCCCACTCCGCCGGCTTAAGCTGTTTCCGTCCCTGCGCCAGCAGCTCGCCAATGGCGATCGCGTGTCCCACCGCTTCCCGCGCCGCCATGCGGCCGCGCTCCTGGTGAAATCGCACGTCCCGGGTAATCTGCTCGATCGCGGTCATGCCAGCATCTCCCGCAGCTTTTCGAGCGAGGACGCGAGCAGCGCATCCGCCTCGATCTGCCGCATATGCAGCGACCGTCCCAATGCCGCCAACTGCATTGAATTCCAGAACACAGCTCGTATCGCCTGGCGCTCGCGCGGCTGCAGCTTCGCCAGAGCATCTCGCACCCGTCGCGCCTCCACCATCGCCTCCGCCTGAACGTCAGGTCGATCTCCCGCCGGTGCCTGCGCCGCCAGCGACAACTCTTCGTATTTTGCTGATTCGTACCCACGCCGCCGGACACTCATCAAGCACTCGCACTGGACGTAGGTGTGTGCAAAGCCGCAAAACGGCACGCCGCGGGTCTCGTCGAACTCCCGGCACGCCTTGGTCAAGCCGACCAGCGCAGCCTGAACAAGGTCATCCACTTCAAAACAGGGTGGCAAATGCGCACCACACAGCCGCCGCCCGATCGCTTCCGCCCATGCCCTGTGGGCGTCAAACAGGGCCTGCTGGCGCTTCTTAAGCTGCAACGTCTTCGCCACGCACGAGCCTCCCATAAACCATCAACACTTCGGATAGCGTTACGTTGCCCGCCGCCTGCTCTCCCTGCACCCGCAGCCGGTCGGCCGCCGTGATGTACTTCAGCAACGCCTGGCGAGCGTCATGCCGCGTCCCCGCAGCCGCGCTTGCCAAATCCTTCGCCAGCATCCGCAGCGCGACACCGTACATCTTGATGAGCTGCTCTTCGTATTCGTCCGTGAGGCGCGCGATCAGCGCCGCCTCGCGCCGCATCACGTTCGTCACGGTGCGTGGCGCGATTCCTTCCTCTTTCGCGATCTGACGCGTCGTACGCCCAGCCAGCGCCGACTTCACCACCCGTTTCGCTCTCTCTCCACGAACGGGTTGACTCTTTTTCGCAGCCTTTTTCGCCATAAGTGTGCACTTCCGTGCAAACCACTTTATTGCTCTAAGTATACGGCTCGCGCCGCCGCATCCATCTGCTGATCACGAATTTGCGCGTACACCTGCGTCGATTTAATATCACGATGACCCAGCCAGCGCTGCACCTCGGCAAGCCCTAGATTGCCCATCAAATGGGTGCCTATGCTGTGCTTCAGCGCGTGAAAATGTCGCAAATACTCCGGAATCTCGGCCCTCTCCCCATACTTGCGGGCGAGTACATCGAGCATCCGCCGCCCAATCCCGCGGCCGTTTCTCGAGAGGAACAGTGCACCTGGCTTGTCGCCACGGATGCGGATCCACGCGCGCAGCGCGCGCAGCTCGCCCGGGCTCAGCAAAAACGACCCGTCCATGGATCGCTTCAGCCGGCGGACATGCAGCCGCCCTTTGCGATCGTCATAGCTCGACAGATTCAGCCGCCCAACCTCAGAGGCCCGCAGCCCTCGCCAGTACGAGACGGTGAAAATTGCCTTGTCGCGCGGATCTTCAATCACCCGCAGCAGCCGTTTCACTTCGTCTTCTGTGAGGTACTTCCGTTCGTTTTTACGCTTCAGCTTCCGCTCATCCACGCCCCCACAATTGCCGCAACCCCCTGCAAATCAGCACTTTCCGCCACTCTGGAGCCCCGTTTTCGAATTGCTCAGTATTCGTGTTTTGAGCAATTCGAGCCCGTTTCCACCCTCTAACTCGTTGATTCCCCGTTCGCTGAAATCAGCTTCCTCACCCAGTAATGAGCAATTCGCGCCCCCTATAGGCACT